GGTAAAAAGAAGACACAAGAGTCCTAAATATAGTGTCGCTTTCGTGCGCGACACGCTACAAAAGGAATATACGCTACAAGAGAGGGTTGACCACCCTCTCTTTTTTTGCTATAATATCAGTCTTCGGATCAATCAGTATTCACGCAGTAATATTCTTGTTGGTATTCATTCCTTAATACTTACCGAAGAAACACTTATTAGTATTCACCAAGTAACACTCACGTTAGTGTTCATCACTCAATACTTGAAACTTTTTTATGAACAAATTTATTGTTTGCGACATCGGTAAAAAAGAAACCTATGTCTTTGTTCCTGAGACAAACAATCATCATGTTATTTCCAAGGAAGACTTTATTCAGTTAAATGTTCCCGAACTGAATGGTCACGATATTGTAATTGAGGACGCTCACATCAGAGCACAAGAAGATGACAGTCTTGCTCATAGTTGGACAATTAATCAACTGAGGCAATTGAGATCTGTTGCTGATTCAAAAGGTGTTGAAATTCTCTGTTTTCCTCAGAAAGTTACTCCCAAAGCAAAAAAGATTGCTTCAATCGGATTGAGAGAAGATCTTCTTATAAAAAGTGATCCAAATGATACTGAGTCTATTGCTTTTTATCTTCAAGAGTTTCCGTTTGCGTATGATGCACTAAAAGTTTTTGATCCTGTTGAATATAAAACTTTTGAGCAGACAGTCTCTCACATTTATGCTGACAGAGATGCTTTGACGGAAGACTCAAATGAAGCAAGAAATAAAGGGTATGGAATCGGCACTAATCCTGACATAAATTATGTGAGTAAGTGGATCAAAAAATATATTACTAGACTTGCTTTTGAACTTGATAATGAAACAAGAGAATTTTGGAAGTTAGATCTCAATCATAAGAAAACTGCACTGTTATCCGGTATTACAGATTACAAGAGTGAGTCGGTTCTCAAACAAATTTACAATGTGATCAACACTATTCTTGATCCAAACACTGGCGAACCTAGATTGAGATCTGACATTAACAAACCTCCATATTGGAAGTATGCAAAGAAAGTATATTTTGGTCTAACTCCATACCACATGCATGCTGGTGTGACTGCATCAAACTATAAGTATCATAAACGTAAATCAGGTTCTTCCTGCAAGAAGAGTATGAGTTTTGAATCAAAGAACGTTGTCAAGAATCTTGATGATGTTCGTGAGATCCGAGAAGCAATGAAAGAGTCGGATAGACACCTTCGTGATCTTTGGAGAACTGCTCGTAAGATGATTGTTGAAGATGGTCTCCGTTAGTATTCAAGGGACAAAATTTTTATTAATTTTCAAACTCTAATACTCAACCATCTTCAAATTTTTAGTTAGTATTCAGCAAGAAAAATTTTAATTAATTTTCAACCCTTAATACTCAAAAAATCAGTTGGTATTCAAAGCATAAAACTTTTGTTAGTTTTCACGTTGCAATACCCATAATAAAAAGTGAGGGTTTTCAACACCCCCTTTTTTATGCTTTCTGTTATAATTAGTATGTACGCCGAAAGGGTACACACAACACACTCTCGCTTACAAAGGAGAAGTCACATGAGCAACCTTACACGCTATGGCGTGGCTAATATGGATCAGCTTCTTGATCGTATTACACGCAACTCTGTCGGAATGGATGATTATTTTGAGAACATCTTCGGCACAGCACAAGGAAACTATCCCCCATACAATTTAATTCAGGAGAGCAACACTAGGTCCAGACTTGAAATCGCTCTCGCAGGTTTCAAGAAGGATGAAGTCAATGTCTACACTGAATATGGTAAACTCTTTATTGAGGGCAAGAAGGAGGATAAAGAAGAAGAAAACTTTGTCCACAAAGGTCTGGCTCAACGGTCGTTTACTAGGTCGTGGACAATCACTGATGATACGGAAGTTAGATCAGTGTCTTTTGAGAATGGGTTATTGACGGTTGAACTTGGCAAGATTGTTCCCGAACATCATGCTCGTAAAGACTGGCTCTAAATAAAACTGAATATCGTCGCCGCAGAGGGGTAACTGGCACAATCCAGTTGACACCCCTCTTTTTTCTTGGTAAAATAGTCTTGAAGTTAAGATGTCTCATGGCACCCAAGAAAAAAGAGTACGTTGAAACTGTCCTACCTGTATCAGGTGATGGTGTAGATTATGAGGTAATTAGTCGTGAGATAACTGAGAACGCACATCGTCAGTGGCCTGACATTAAAATAGATCCTTACGACGAGATCGTAGAGGTCAGGAAAAAAACTTGTTACGGTAATCCCGAAGAAACCTTTGAAACGTTTGAGACGGTAAGGTATCGTAAGTATCATCCTATTCCTGATCCTGTCGCCCCTGTTGAAGTTAAAACTGAGAAAAAAGTCAAGGTAGAATCATGATTAAATTAGCAGTATTGAAGTCTGGTGAGGATGTCATTGCAGACGTAAGCGAACTTGTAATGGGTGAACGTGTAATTGGATATACGTTTAAGAATCCTGCAACTGTTCGATTCCTTGATCCTCAGGCACTCTATGAACAAAGGGACCTAGATATTATCTTCGCACCTTGGATTCCCCTGACTTCTCAAAAAGAGATCCCCGTTGCCCCTGATTGGATTATCACTCTGGTAGATCCTATCCCACAAGTTATTCAAAAGTATAAAGAAGGTATCAAAGATGGAAAATCAACCGAAGTTTCTGAAACTGACGACACAGGAAACTCTGATCTCACAAGTGGAGGAGGTGAACGCTGAACTTGGTGATCCAAATTGTAAACTTACTGAACCCTTTGAAGTGGGACAGGGTTTAAACCTCACTCCATGGTTAATGGAGTATACTAATGACAATCAAATTATGATTAGGTCGGAGCAGATTCTTACAATGTGTGATCCGAATCCTAAACTCCTTGCAAAATACAAAGACGTTCTTTCTTGATGCGATTCTATACTAACGTTCAGCTTGTTGGTAACCAGTTCCTCGTTCGTGGTTATGATAATGGAGAGCACTTCTCCATCAGAGAAGAGTATATGCCCACACTCTTCGTTGACAGTAAGAAAAAATCCAAATATAAGACCCTAGAAGGCAAATGCGTGGAACCAGTTCAACCTGGTTTTGTCAGAGATTGTCGTGATTTCTTCAATAAGTATGATGGTGTTGAAGGATTCAACATTTATGGAAATGAACGCTACATCTATCAGTATATTTCGGACAAGTATCCTCAGGAGCACATTGACTTTGATATTTCAAAGATAAAACTGATTACGCTTGATATTGAGACTACTGCTGAGCATGGATTCCCTGATGTGGAGACTTGTCAGGAAGAACTACTGACAATTACGATTCAAGATTATACGACAAAGGATATTATTACTTGGGGCATCAAACCTTTTAATGTAAAACAGGGTAATGTCAAGTACATTCACTGTCATGGAGAGCAAGATCTTCTCAATAAGTTCATCACATATTGGGAAAACAATCCTCCTGAGGTTCTTACGGGTTGGAATATCCAACTGTTTGACATACCATACATCGCTGGACGCCTTCGTAGGGTGCTTGGGGAGAAGCGCATGAAGCGACTATCCCCTTGGGGTCTTGTGACTGAGAAAGAGGTGTTTATCAAGGGCAGACAGCACAAATCAATCGACATTGGTGGTGTCACTCAGTTGGATTACCTGGATTTGTATAAGAAATTTACTTATACCAACCAAGAGTCCTATCGTTTGGATCATATTGCCCTAGTTGAACTGGGCCAACAGAAGTTAGATCACTCTGAATTTGATACATTCAAGGACTTTTACAGTGGCAACTGGCAGAAGTTTGTCGAATACAACATCAAAGACGTGGAACTTGTGGACCGCTTGGAAGACAAGATGAAACTAATTGAGTTGGCACTGACAATGGCATATGACGCGAAAGTAAACTTCGCTGATGTGTATTATCAGGTGCGAATGTGGGATGCAATTATCTATAACTACCTGAAAAAGAGAAACATTGTTATTCCACCGAAGAAAGGTGCCAAGAAAGACGACAAATATGCTGGTGCATATGTCAAAGAACCCATTCCGGGCAGCTATGATTGGGTTGTTTCTTTTGACTTGAATAGTCTGTACCCGCATTTGATTATGCAGTACAACATTTCACCCGAAACTTTGATGGATGAACCACACCCACAATGTTCTGTGGATAAGATTCTATCTGGCACTTTCATCGCTGATGGTCGCTATGCCACAGCAGCAAATGGTGCCATGTATCGAAAGGATGTACGTGGATTCTTGCCAGAATTGATGGATAAGATCTACAAAGAACGCACCATCTACAAGAAGAAGATGCTTTCTGCTAAACAGAAACTGGAATCTTTGGATGATAAGTCCTGGCATCTTCAATCAGATTTGGAAAAAGAGATTGCTCGGTGCAATAACATTCAAATGGCACGTAAGATTCAACTTAACAGTGCTTATGGTGCTATCGGTAATCAATATTTCCGATATTATAAGTTGGAAAATGCTGAGGCAATCACTCTGTCTGGTCAGGCATCGATCCGATGGATTGAGAACAAAATGAACGGATATCTAAATAAACTCTTGTCTACACAGGAAGAGGATTACGTCATTGCATCCGACACCGATTCAATTTATCTTAACCTCGGACCTCTTGTTACTAAATTTCTTGGTAGCAAGTCTGGTGATAAGGTTAAAGTTGTTGAATTACTTGACAAGATCTGTCAGGATAAACTGGAACCGTTCATCGAAAAGTCTT